TAGTCATACTGATCCATATCCTGCGACCTGCCCTGTCACGCATGTGTTTTTGGCTGGCATTGTATGGTTTCTATTATTTATTTTACTGCTGCATCATGCTTTCTGGCACGGCAAAATGTCTCCATTGCAATTTTAACTGCTTCTGGGCACCAACTTATTATGACTACTTTCACATAATTGCTGTCTTGGCTGCGTTTTCTAGGTTGCCCTGCCAATAAAATGTGCTTCTAAATCTCCACCAAGACACACCTAATCCGGTCGCTGCTTGCTTTCTAGCTTTAATTAATGCAGTTGCTACACGTATCTTTCTATCTATAATTATAAACTATAATGTAGAGAATAAGAAATAGGGAGGGACCGAATACGGTGCGACCGAAAGGGGTACATATAAAACAAGGCACTTACAGACTGGCAGACGCCATGTCTATGGGTGCACAAGAACCCAGAAACATATTCCTATTGTGTAGGAACTGTGGAATATCATTTGAGGACCTTCGCCTTTGCTGCGTGTTCTGCACCAAACAGCTGACCGTAGCCGAATTGTCTGCATTTGCATTAAGAGAATTGAATTTGGTGTGGAAAGCGGGAGTGCCATACGGTGCCTGTGCCCGGTGTTTACTTCTGCAGGGCATTGCACGGCGCCTAAAATATTGGCAATATTCATATTATGTAGAAGGCGTGGAAGAGGAGACCAAGGAATCTATAAATACACAGCAGATCAGATGCTACACGTGCCACAAACCGCTTGTAAAGGAAGAAAAGGACAGACATCGTAACGAACGGCGACGACTGCACAAAATATCAGGGTACTGGAGAGGGTGTTGTGCTTACTGCTGGACACGATGCACGGTCCGCATCCCACAGTAAAAGATATAGAATTGAGTCTTGCACCAGAGGACATCCCTGTAGTATGCAATGTGCAATTAGATGAAGAAGATTATACAGATGTGGTGGAACCAGCACAACAAGCGTATAGGGTGGTAACAGTATGTCCAAAGTGTAGTTTACCACTGCGACTGGTGGTAGAGTGCAGCCACGCAGATATAAGGGCACTGGAGCGTCTGCTACTAGGCACATTGAAGCTCGTGTGTCCTCGCTGCGTGTAACAGGACATGGACGATAATACAGGTACAGAAGGGGGCGAATGTTCCGAGGCGGAACGGGCGGGAGGATGGTTCATAGTGGAAGCCATTGTAGACAGGCGGACAGGCGATCCCGTATCCAGTGATGATGATGAGGATGAGGATGAAGAAGGGGAAGATTGTGTAGACTTTATAGATGATACCAGGTCTGTAGGGGATGGACAGGAAGTGGCACGGGAACTGTTCCTGCAGCAAGCAGCTGCGGATGACGATATAGCTGTGCAGACTGTAAAACGAAAGTTTGCACCTAGTCCTTATTTCAGCCCTGTGTGTGAACAAGCCAGCATAGAACATGAACTAAGTCCAAGGCTAGACGCCATAAAGCTGGGGAGACAATCAGCAAAGGCTAAACGTCGTCTGTTTGAGCTACCGGACAGTGGGTATGGCCAAACACAGGTGGATACGGAATCGGGACCAAAACAGGTACAGGGCAGCAATGAGACGCAAGATGGCCGCCAGGATGATGAGGAGGGGAGTGTGGTACAGAGCAGATGTGAGATGGGCAATCAAAATGGCCGCCAGAACAGTACAGAGGGGAGCGGGAGGAATGTGGGGGACCATGGCAGCCAAGAGGAGGAGCGTGCAGGAGGGGATGGGGAGGAATCGGAGTCCCACAGCATAGACACTGGCAGGGGAGCAGGCGGCGTGTTAGCAATATTAAAAGCTAGCAATCATAAAGCAACTTTACTGGGTAAGTTCAAAGAACAATTTGGGTTGGGATATAATGAACTTATTAGACACTTTAAAAGTGATAGAACAACATGTGTAGATTGGGTGGTGTGTGTATTTGGGGTGTATTGCACGGTGGCAGAGGGCATAAAGACCCTTATACAGCCGTTGTGTGATTATGCACACATACAAGTGCTACCATGCCAGTGGGGAATGACAGTGTTAATGCTGGTACGGTACAAACGTGCCAAGAACAGAGAAACAGTAGCAAAAGGCTTAAGCACATTATTGAATGTACCGGAAAGCCAGATGTTAATTGAACCACCAAAATTAAGGAGTGGTCCAGCTGCGCTGTATTGGTACAAGACCAGCATGTCCAGCTGTAGTGATGTGTATGGAGAGACACCAGAGTGGATAGTTAGGCAAACAATGGTGGGACATGCAATGGAGGATGCGCAGTTTACCCTTTCAGAGATGATACAGTGGGCATATGATCACGATATTACAGATGAGAGCACTCTGGCATACGAGTATGCACTGATTGCTGACACAGATGCAAATGCTGCTGCCTTTCTTGCTAGCAACTGTCAAGCAAAGTATCTAAAGGATGCATGCACAATGTGCAGACATTATAAAAGAGGAGAGCAGGCGCGTATGAGTATGTCAGAATGGATACGGTTCAGAGGCGACAAAGTACAGGGAGATGGAGATTGGAAGCCCATAGTTCAATTTTTAAGATATCAGGACGTTGAATTTATACCATTCTTATGTGCCTTTAAAACATTCCTTCAAGGAATTCCAAAGAAAAGTTGTATAGTGTTTTATGGTCCAGCAGACACCGGAAAATCATACTTTTGCATGAGCTTACTTAGATTCCTGGGGGGTGCTGTTATATCATATGCAAATTCAAGCAGCCATTTTTGGTTACAACCATTATCGGAAGCCAAAATAGGGCTGTTAGACGATGCAACCACTCAGTGTTGGAACTATATAGATACCTATTTAAGAAATGCCTTAGATGGTAATCAAGTGTGTATAGACAGGAAGCATAGGGCCTTGCTACAGCTAAAATGCCCTCCGCTATTAATAACAACAAATGTGAATCCACTGGCGGATGACAAATGGAAGTATTTGCGCAGCAGGTTGCAGCTCTTCACATTTAAAAATCCTTTTCCAGTGACAGCACAAGGAGAACCACTGTATACATTAAATGATCAAAATTGGAAATGCTTTTTTCGAAGGTTATGGGCACGTTTAAGCCTTACCGATCCTGAAGACGAGGAGGAAAATGGAAACCCTAGCGAACCGTTTAGATGCGTGCCAGGACAAAATGCTAGAACTTTATGAAAAGGATAGCAACAAACTTGAGGACCAGATCACGCATTGGCACCTATTGCGTGTAGAAAATGCTTTGCTGTACAAAGCAAGAGAATGTGGACTGACACATATTGGCCATCAGGTGGTGCCACCTCTTAGTGTAACTAAAGCAAAGGCACGCAATGCCATTGAAGTGCATGTAGCTTTACAGCAATTACAAGACAGTGCCTATGCACATGAATCCTGGACATTGAGAGACACATCACGTGAAATGTGGGACGCGGCCCCCAAAGGGTGCTGGAAAAAAAGAGGGATAACTGTGGAAGTAAGATATGATGGAGACGAATCTAAAGCCATGTGCTATGTACAATGGAGGGATATTTTTGTGCAGAATTATAGTGACGATAGATGGGTAAAGGTGTCAGGCCACGTCTCACACGAGGGACTATATTACACACATGAAAATGAAAACATATTTTATGCGAATTTCAAGGATGACGCGTTTGTATACGGGGAAACAGGTAAATGGGAGGTGCACGTGGGAGGCAAAGTAATTCACCACCATGCATTTGACCCTGTATCTAGCACACGAGAAATATCCGCTCCTGGACCTGTGTGCACCAGCAACTCCACCCCAGCGCCCACCAAAGCCCAGGTGGGCGCGACCGAGGAACCGGAACAAAAGCGACAGCGATTCGAGGCGGTCGACGGACAGCAGCAGCGGCAGCGACAAGGGTCCCAAGATTCCACCCAGAAAGCCTGTGAACGAGCGGGTGGACCATTGGACAGTGACAGCACCCGGGTGTGTGACACTCGATGTGCATTCCCCGTCCGGCCTCCAAGTGACCCTGACTGTGCACCTGTAATACACCTAAGAGGTGATCCTAACTGTTTAAAATGTTTTAGATATAGATTACATCACGGGAAAAGGAAACTGTACTCACGGTCCACCTCCACATGGAGGTGGTCCTGTGAATCAGAAAATCAAGCAGCTTTTGTAACAATCTGGTACACAAGCGAATCACAGCGTGCAGAATTTCTCAATGTTGTAAAAGTACCCCCTGGCATACAAGTCATTTTGGGTTATATGTCAATCTTCTAATTGTCTGCATTGTAACAGTGCATTATCCTGGATTTTTATTTGTGTAGATTACATTGCTGGGCTTTTTTTGTGCTGCTGCTGTGTCTGTTTTGGCTGAGTGTGCTTCCTGCGCTTACGTGCTATTTGGCAATTGTGCTCTGTGTGTACCTGGGCCTGGTAGCATTGTATTTGCAAATTGTGTCACGTATACTACAAAACACATAGGTCTCACAATGTATCCTCTTGTATTAAGAGATAACACTGGTGACCATACTGTATTGTTGTTTGAGCCCGGAGATGTGTATTTACTGCTGTGTATAATATTGTTTGTACTTATGGCATTGTTTGTTTTATATAGACACCTGGGTGTATTGTGATATGGATGTAGACGCCTGTGCATAATCTAATGTTTTGCTGTGTGTACCCTTATGTGCTATTGTAGCACCCTTGTTTTTTTTATTCTTTTGTTTTTTACAGTTAAATAAAGCAACCATGGTGGCACATCGTGCAAGGCGTCGCAAGCGTGCATCCGCCACACAGCTTTATAGGACCTGCAAAGCCTCAGGCACATGCCCCCCAGATGTTATTCCCAAAGTGGAAGGCACCACTTTGGCAGATAAACTTCTGCAGTGGGGTAGTCTTGGTGTATTTCTGGGTGGTTTAGGCATTGGCACCGGGTCTGGTACTGGGGGACGCACAGGGTATGTTCCTGTCAGTACTCGGCCTGGTACTGTTGTGGATGTTAGTGTTCCTGTCAAGCCACCTGTGGTGATTGACCCTGTGGGTCCGTCTGATCCTTCCATAGTAAATTTGTTAGAGGACTCTAGTATTGTAAATGCTGGGTCCACCATTCCTACATTTTCTGGTACTGGTGGCTTTGAAGTGACCTCTTCTGCCACTACTACCCCTGCTGTGTTGGATATTACACCTGCTGGTGATAATGTAGTGATTAGTAGTACAAGCTTTACCAATCCTGCATATACAGAGCCATCTCTTGTGGAAGTTC